ACCACAAGAAAGCAAGAACTATATCTATTAAATAGTTTTTGTTTTGCAACCACTTTTATATATGGTGGCTCTGCTAAATTTAGAGTGCCGAGGGAGGCTTGACTTTCCTCGGCATTTAATATATAATAGTAATATATTTTTAAAATGATAAAAAATTTTGGATATATAATAATAGGCATATGCCAAACAGAGTTTGGTGCCGAAATAAATTAATGACAATTCGCCATGTGGCGAGAAAAGGTATAAAATGACTTTAGAACAACAAGTACAGCTATCTAGTGAGCTAGAACAACAACTAGGAATCCACAACAATACAAGTTTAACAAAAACAATTGATGACAATTCAATAGTTATCAATACAAATTTTGTTGACGCATTTTCAGAAGCAAACTTAAATAGATTAAAAGAAATCATTAGCACAGACGCATATCCTGAATTATATGGTAACGAATTACCTAAGGGTATAGACTTTATAGATTTTGAAATTTATGACATTGATGTTTTAAATGATTCTATTAAGAAAGAATACGGAGCTCAACAAGGTAGAGCAGGCGAAAATCAAAAATTTGATAAAATTAAAAATGATATAATTACAAATGGTTATAAATTAAGATATCCGCCAATTGCAATTTGTGTATATCCTGATGGTTCTATTAAGATTATTACTGGCAAAACAAGAACTAAAATCTTAAAAAACAATTGTAAAATGAAAAATGCAATTGTAGCAGTATATAAAGTTACAGATAATAGAACTTTAATTACACAATCAGTTAGATTTAATTGTGTTGATGTACCAACAGGTGTTGCTAACGGAGCAGATGTTATCTCAGCTGGTCAAGAATTAATTAATGGTAAAATGTTAAATAAAAATCTTGCAGATATTAAAGGTTGGATTTATGAGGCTACAGGTGATGGTCCTTTTACTGAAGCATATAAAGACCAGTTAGCACAAACAATTTTAAATAATGCAAATACAAGACCTTTGATATATTCTTGGAGACCAGAAAATATTAATCAATGGATGTCAGACCATAATTATAAGAAAGCTGCCTTACAATATCCAGGGGCTGGTTTAGGTAATGCAGAATTACTATTTGTAAAAGATGACGGTTCAGAACCAGATATTTTGTATCTAGTTTGTGCTTCATCATCATGGACTAAAAACATTTATAGAGCATCAATTGTGATGGCTAATCCACACTTTATAGGTAAAACTTTAAGGATTATTGTACACACATCAACACTTGAAAGCTCTAATAATACAAAAGACTTACAAGACCAATATGACAATAGGGTTAAATTACATAATTTTAATTGGAAAGAATCAATTAGTAATTATGCAGAAACCTTTTTTGTATATAAAAATGATAAGGGAGATAATGTAATACCAAAAAATACAAGTAAAGTGGTATTATATGCAACCTTACCAGCGATTAAAAAAATACACAACATGGATGAATTGGTACTATTGTAAAAATAAAATGAATGGCCGAAGGAGGCTTGACTTTCTCGGCCATTTACTATATAATGTAACACATGAACAAATGCGGAATTAGTTTAAAAGTAAAACACTTGGTTTCCAACCAGGAGAAGTTTGGGCAGTACAATCATTCCGCTCCAAAATTAGTTAAAAAGGATATATAATGAAACATAAAGTACCTAATGTAAGTTTTAAAGTAAGAGAACTTGGCGAATGGGTTACTAAAACAAGTGATGATTTTTTTAAAGGCAAACGAGTAGTTGTCTTTGGACTGCCTGGTGCGTTTACACCAACTTGTTCAAGTAAACAATTACCAGGTTTCGAAAACAAATATAATGAATTCAAAGAAAGAGGCATTGACGAAATCTATTGTATGTCAGTTAATGATTCTTTTGTAATGAATGCTTGGGCAGAAAAAGAACATATTGTAAATTGCAAAATGATTCCAGATGGCTCAGGTGAATTTTCAAGGTTAATGGGAATGCTTGTCTGTAAAGACGATAAAGGATTTGGTCAAAGGTCTTGGAGATATGCTATGGTTGTAAATGATGGTGTCATTGAGGCATTGTTTGAAGAACCAGGCAAATGTGATAATTTGACTAGCGACCCATATGGTGAATCATCACCAGAGAGTATGTTGAAATACTTGACCAATTAAAAATAGGAGAAATATATTATGAATCTTTCAACAGATACGATTAATGTACTAAAAAACTTTTCTAATATTAATCAGAATATTCTGGTTAAACCTGGAAAAACAGTACAGACAATATCTACAATGAAGAATATCTTAGCACAAGCTGAGGTAAACGAGGAGTTTGGTAGCGAGTTTGCTATCTATGACTTACCTGAATTTTTGAGGTCTATTGAATTGTTTGATAGTCCACAACTTAAATTCAATGGTGGTACAAATGTACAAATCAACGAAGAAAAATCTAAACAAAATATTAAATATTTCTTTGCTGACAAATCAGTAATTGTATCTCCAACAAAATCAATTACAATGCCAGATAACTTTGTATCTTTCACTTTTAAAAAGGAAAGCTTTGCAAAACTTATGAAGGCGGCTACAACACTAAATCTAGTTGATGTTGCAGTAGTTGGTAACGGTAGTAAAATCCACATGATTGCTACTGATAAGAAAAACAAATCATCAAACGAATACTCAATTGATGTAGGCGAAACTGATAAGACTTTTAAGGCTTATTTCAAAGTTGAGAACTTTAAAATGATTACAGACGATTATGATGTTGCGATTTCATCACAAAAGATTAGTCACTTTGTAAACAGAAATAAAAAGGTTCAATACTGGATTGCATTGGAGCCAGATAGTGAGTTTTAATGCCAGACATTAAACTTAAAAAAATAGAGTATCATTCAGTACATAGTCATTTTACATATGACATACCTGAAGAAGCTGCCATTGAAACCTTTGGTTCCGTCCAAAGATTCAATGAAATTATATCACATCTTGGTGATGAATGGGGAGGACCAGAAAAGATTGGTAAGCCACCAACAGATGAAGAAGATGATAAACTAATGGATTTTCTAGCAGAATTTGATTATGATAGAGAAGATGATTGGTTTAGTGATAGAAAAGGTGGCTATGATATATCTTATGAAATTGTGAAACCTAAAGATAATGAATAAAGTGGAGTTTATATTATGTCAGAGTATTTGTGGGTCGAAAAGTATCGGCCAAAGAAGATTGAAGATTGTATCCTATCACAGGATATAAAAGAAACTTTTAGTCAGTTTCTATCTCAAAAAGAAATACCAAATCTGTTGTTATCTGGTACTGCCGGTACTGGTAAAACAACTGTTGCTCGTGCCTTATGTGAAGAACTTGGTGCTGATTATATCATCATTAATGGTTCAGATGAAGGCCGACAAATAGATACATTGAGGCACAAGATTAAAAACTTTGCTTCTACTGTATCACTTACCGAAACATCTAATCATAAAGTAGTAATTATAGACGAGGCAGATTATATGAATGCTGATAGTGTTCAACCTGCTTTGCGTAATTTTATTGAAACATTTTACAACAATTGTAGATTTATATTTACTTGTAATTACAAGAATAAAATTATACCTGCTTTACATAGTAGATGTACTGTTATTGATTTTACTATCAAAAATGGTCAAAAGGTAAAAACTGCTAAGTCTTTTATGGAAAGAATGTCTAATCTGTTAACAGATGAAAACATTGAGTTTGATAAAAAGGTTTTAGCTGAACTAATACAGAAATATTATCCTGATTTTCGTAGAACTATAAATGAACTTCAAAGATATTCTGTAAGAGGTAAGATTGATAGTGGTATATTGTTTAGTCTATCAGAGGCTAATAATAAAGAACTTGTCAAAACATTAAAAGATAAAAAGTTTAATGATATGAGAAAGTGGGTTGTTAATAATATTGACAAAGAACCTGCCTCTCTTTTCAGAGGTATCTATGATGTTATGTACGAGGCACTTGATAAAAATTCAGTACCTCAAGCAATTTTAATTATAGCTGGTTATCAGTACAAGGCAGCCTTTGTTGCCGACCAAGAGATAAATATGGTCGCCTGTCTAACTGAAATTATGGCCAGTTGTAAATTTAAATAGTGATAAGCGGGTGTGGTTCAATAGTAGAACATATCGTTGCCAACGATAAGACGACGGAGCGTAACCGTCCATCCGCTCCAAATTTAAGGTTATATTATGTACGAATTAAAAGATTATTTAAACGCAATTAATTTTGAAAAGAAACCTTTGTTAGATAGTGAGGACCTAACATGGGAAAAGAAATACCCTCCTTTTATAATCAACAAGTGTTTATCTATGCACTATGATTGTATCGCACAAGCCAATGAAATGAATGGTTATCACTTCTTGGACAAAAAGGTACAGTTTGATTTTTATATAAATAGTATTCGTAAGACAAAGCGATTTGGTGGCAAGTGGTTATCACAAGCCAAATTGAAAAATTTAGAGTATGTCAAAGAGTATTATGGATATAGTAATGAGAAAGCTAAAGAGGCTCTCAGCATACTAACGGATAAACAAATTGAAGATATAAAAATAAGCCTTTCAAAAGGCGGGAGAAAACGAAAATGAGTGAAGAAATTTCATGGTCACCGGAAGATATGTTAGAGGTCACCATTAAACAACCAGACGACTTTCTAAAAGTTAGAGAAACCTTAACAAGAATTGGTGTTGCAAGTAGAAAAGATAAAACATTATACCAATCTTGCCATATTTTACACAAACAAGGTAAGTATTACATAGTACACTTTAAAGAGTTATTTGCTTTAGACGGCAAAAAGGCTACACTAGTTGCTAATGATGTTCAAAGAAGAAATACAATTGCTATTTTATTACAAGATTGGAATTTAATTGATATTGTAAAACCTACGGCGGCTGAAGATAAAGCGCCTTTAAGTCAGATTAAAGTATTACCATTTAAAGAAAAAAAAGAATGGATTTTATCTGCTAAATACAATATTGGTAAAAAGGTTGAAGAAAGTCAGGAACAAAATAGTAATGCTAGTACCGAAGTTTAAAAATTTTATCAACGAAGAAAAAAAAGAAAAACCTTTTTTAAGGTTACTCATTGTTACAGATGAGCCCGAAGAAGCAAAGACTTTTCATACCGCTGATAGATTAAAGGAAGAATGTGATAAGTTAGGTTATCCACATTACCTTTTTAAACTTACAGGTGGTTATACCACTTACGAAAACGGCATCCGTAAATTTCATAACAAAGACGACAAAAAGGGTTTTGAAGTTGGCGCTATGACCGTAGCAGTAATACGAGGTTCTATAACTAGAAAAGATAGTTGGATGGACTTTGTATCAATACTAGAAAGAGCAAATGCAACTCTAGTAAATCCTAGAACTACTATTAATGTTTGTGCTGACAAATATAGAACAGCATTAAGACTTGCAGATTATGGTTTAACACAACCAAAAACAAAATTAATAAACGACCCCGAAACAGCTATCGACCAAGTAGAACAAGCCGACATTAAGTTTCCCCTTATTATGAAAACATTAAGAGGAAGTAAAGGTGTCGGTGTTTTATTTTTAGATAGTGAAAGAGGTTTAGATTCTATTGTACAACTTATACACAAACAAGATGAAGACGCAGATTTATTAGTACAAGAATATATCAAAACAGATTATGATGTTAGAGTACATATTTTAGGTGGTAAATTTTTAGCAGCTATGAAACGACCAGTAATTGAAGGAGATTTCAGGTCAAATGTTTCGCAAGGTTCTGAACCAGAAAATATTAAATTAACAGAATTAGAAATAGAAGAAACTTTAAAGGCTGCTAAAGCAGTTGGCGGTTATTGGACGGCTGTTGATTTTATACCTAGTAAAAATAGAGAAAAAGAACCACCGTTTATGTTAGAAGTAAACTCATCACCTGGTACAGAGGGTATTGAAGAAGCTACTAAAATGAATATTGCAAAAGAAGTTATTACACATTTTGCAAAAAAAGAAAACAGATTTACAGTACCAACAGAATGTGGTTACAAAGAAATACTAACAATTAAACCTTTTGGTCAAATAGTATCAAAATTTGATACAGGTAATTCAGGTATGCCAGTTATTCATGCAGATAAAATCAAACCAATGTCTAATAAGAAAATAGAATGGACTTTATTAGGTAAAACTATTACAAGTGAAATAGTGAGAATGGAAGAAATATCTGTAGGTGGTTTAAGAGATTATGAAGAAGACCGATATGTCGTAAAACTAGATGTAGAATTCGCCGGTGGTTTCTATAAAGATGTAGAATTTACCATTGATGATAGAGAAGATAGAACACCTATCTTACTTGACCGTGCATTTATGAATAGATTAAATGTTATGGTAAACCCACAAAGAAAATATGTGATTACAACAAAATACAGCTTGCCAAATTAGGCAAGAAGTGTTATAATATATAATAAATTGAAGGAGATATTATGTCAGATGTGAAAATCGTAAGATTGCAAACAGGTGAAGATGTGATTGCCAAAATGGAAAAAGATACCATGGGCAATTATACATTTGAAAAACCATTTGTAATTATTCCCACACAATCAGCACCAGGTCAACCAGTACAATTAATGATGACGCCTTATATGCCATATGCAGACGAGGACAAAATTACTATTGCTCAAGACAAGGTGGTGACAACAGTTAAACCGAAGAAAGAAATTCTAGCTTCGTATCAAAAAAATACAAGTAGTATTTTAACAGCAGACACAGGTCTAATTACCGAAACTAAAGTACCAAAACTTTAATGCAAGTTTACTTTGTTAGAAACGGCTCTAAAATTAGAGTTGATGTTCCTAATGAACAAACAACTCTAATGGAAGCTGCTAAATGGCATTCGCCAGTACCAATACCAGAAATACCTGCCGATTGTGGCGGTAGTTGTGCGTGTTGTACTTGTCATGTACATATAGATGAAAAGTGGCTTGACAAAGTTGGTAAAATAGATTATAATACACCTGAAATTGAATTATTAGAATACGAAAAAGGTTATATCGAAGGCAAGTCCAGATTGGCTTGTCAGATACAACTAACACCTGAACTAGATGGATTAACTGTACACTTGAGGAATGATGAACTTTTATAAAAATGTTATTGAACACAGAGGCAAACTATTAGTTAGAGGCATACATGATGGCAAAGACTATAAAGAAAAGATAGACTTTGGTCCTACTCTTTATGCGTTAACACAAGAACACTCTCAATACAAAACTTTACAAGGTCAATATCTTAAACCAATTGAGTTTAGAGATATTATGGCTGCTCGTAAGTTTCGTAAAGAAGTTGCGACAGCTAATTCTCCTATCTATGGTTTAGAAAGATACCATTATCAGTATATCGGCCAAGAACATCCTGAAGATATACAATGGGACAAAGACTTAATTAAAATCTTTACACTTGATATTGAAACAACTTGTGAAAATGGTTTTCCTGATGTAGAAAATCCACAAGAAGAAATCATTTGTCTTACAGTAAAAAATCAATCAAACAAACAAATACTAACCTGGGGTGTAGGTCCTTATCACACAGATAGAACAGATGTAACTTATGTTCAATGCAAACATGAGAAAGAACTTATGTTTGAGTTTATGAAGTTTTGGATTAAAAATCATCCAGATGTTATTACAGGTTGGAATACAAAATTCTTTGACTTACCATATTTAATTAATAGATTAAAACTAGTTGCAGGTGATAAAGTTGCAAGTAGAATATCTCCTTGGAATTTAATCAATCGTATGGAGATTAATGTACAAGGTAGAACTCAAACAGTTTATGATGTGTTTGGTGTTGCAATGTTAGATTACCTTGACTTATACAAATGGTTTATACCAACAAGACAAGAAAGTTATAAGCTTGACTTTATTGGTGAACTAGAACTAAAACAACCAAAGAATGAAAACCCATTCGATACATTTAAAGAGTTTTATACAAAAGACTTTCAAAAGTTTATTGACTATAATATACAAGATGTTGAAATCGTTGACGCATTAGAAGATAAACTTGGTCTAATTGATTTGAGTTTGACAGTTGCATATGACTCAAAAGTAAACTATGATGATATATTTTCACAAGTTAGAGTATGGGACACATTGATTGCAAACCATTTAATGCAAAAAGGTATTTGTGTACCACCAAGAGAAGAATTTAGTAAAGAAACAAAATATGAAGGCGCTTATGTAAAAGAGCCAATACTAGGTGGCCATGATTGGATTGTTTCGTTTGATATTAACTCACTATATCCACATATTATTATTCAGTATAATATTTCGCCAGAAAAAATACTTGGTGAAAATGGTCAAGGTGTTGATGTAAATAGAATGATTGATATGAAAGTACCTCTTAATTATCTTAAAACAGAGGGTGCCTGTATTACACCAAACGGTGCAAAGTTTAAAACAGATAGTCAAGGTTTCTTACCTGAAATGATGGAAAAGATGTACAATGACCGTGTTGTTTTTAAACAAAGAATGATTAAGGCTAAAAAAGAATATCAAATTAATCCTTCAAAAGAACTTGCTAGAGAAATTGCAAGGTGTCATAATATTCAATGGTCAAAAAAGATTGCATTGAACTCAGCTTATGGTGCAGTTGGTAATCAATACTTTAGATATTATGATGTTAGACAGGCAAGTGGTATTACAACTGCCGGTCAATTTATTATTCGTTTTATTGAAAAGAAAGTAAATGAATATCTAAACAATATTTTAAAAACACATGATGAACATGATTATATTGTTGCGTCTGATACTGATAGTATCTATGTTCGTTTTGGTAAACTTGTAGAAAAAACTTGTCAAGGTAAAACAAATGACCAGATTACAGACTTCTTAAACAAAGTATGTGAACAAAAACTAGAACCATATATTGAAAAATGTTTTGATGAACTTGCTGATTATTCTAACGCATTTAAAAATGCTATGGTAATGAAACGAGAAGTAATTGCCAACAAGGGTATATGGGTTGCAAAGAAACGATATATGTTAAATGTAATTGATGAGGAAGGCGTAAGACTTGCTGACCCTAAACTTAAACTTATGGGTATTGAAGCTGTTAAGTCTAGTACACCACAAGTTTGTCGTGGTAAAATTAAAGAAGCAATTAAAATTATTATGTCAAAAGAACAATCTGATTTACATACTTTTATTGCAGACTTTAAACAAGAGTTTTTAAAACTACCACCAGAAGCAATTGCTTTTCCTAGAAGTTGTAACAACATTAGAAAGTATGCAAGTAACAGTAGTATCTTTATTAAAGGTTCGCCTATTCATGTCAAAGGTGCTTTGATTTATAATCATCAACTTAAAAATATGAATTTAGGTATGAAATATCCTTACATACAAGATGGTGATAAGATTAAGTTTCTAAAACTTAAAGAGGCTAATCCATTTAAGTTTGATGTGATTAGTTATATTTCAACCCTACCAACAGAGTTTAAATTGAAAGAGTATGTTGATTATGAGATACAATTTCAAAAGACTTTCCTTGACCCTATGCGTTTTATATTAGACGCAATTAATTGGAAGGCCGAACCTGTTGCTTCATTGGAGAGTTTCTTTGGATAATTTACCTGATAAAAAATATGGTGTAATATATGCTGACCCACCTTGGTTGTTTAGAACAAGGTCAGATAAAGGAAAAGAAAAAAGTCCTGAACAGCATTATGATTGTATGTCATTAAATGATATTTGTAATATGGGTGTAAAAGATATTGCATTACCTGATTCTGTTTTGTTAATGTGGGTATGTGACCCTATGTTAGACCAGGCTTTTAAAGTTATAGACGCATGGGGTTTCACATATAAAACAGTAGGTTTTACATGGGCAAAAACAAATAAAAATACATTAGGTTTTTTTACAGGTTTAGGATATTGGACAAGAGGCAATCCTGAAATGTGTTTATTGGCCACAAAAGGCAGACCAAAAAGAAAATCAAAAAGTATACCACAATTAGTGGTGTCACAAAGAAGAAAGCATAGTCAAAAACCATTACTACATAAAGATATAGAAGATTTGGTAGACGGACCTTACATTGAATTATTTGCAAGAACAAAACCAAGACCAGGTTGGGACTATTGGGGAAATGAGGTAGAAGCTTGACTTTAGCGATATTATATAGTATAATACCGTTATTATTAGTAAGTATATTATTATGGATATGGAATGGCGAAGAACCTAAGTAAATTAAATAGAGAAGACGCTTTATATTGCGCTGGTATTTTTAACGATTATTTTGGACAGTTTGATAAGATTGACCAATATATGCGTGACCAAAAACTGGCACAATTAGATGATACTGTATCTGCTTCATTACCAGGTATGGGACCTGAAGAAGATATATTTAATGACTTTTCTATATCACCTGAAAATATGAATTTTGAAGTGTATGAACCGGCAGATATTCAACATTATGTTACTCTTTTAAATATGACTTCAAGCCATACTAATATGGCAAGTATACCAGGCAAAGAATTAAAATTATTAGTAAAAGAAACTAATACAGGTAAGATTGTAGGTTTTATCCGTTTTGGTTCTCCTGTAATTAATTCAGCACCAAGAAATAAAGTATTAGGTCAAGTGCCAGATTTAAAAAAGTTTAATAAAACTTCAATCATGGGGTTTACTATTGTACCAACACAACCTTTTGGTTATAATTATCTTGGTGGTAAATTGCTGGCTGCCATTTGTTGTTCTCATCATGTAAGAGAAATGTTAAATAAAAAATACAATATGAACTTGTGTATGTTTGAAACAACAAGTTTATATGGTTCTAGTAAATCATCTAGTCAATATGATGGCATGAAACCTTATTTAAGAT